GGCAGTCGGACCCCCGACAAGTCGGTCGATACGTAAAGAAACGGCGTCTATAGCCTTCTGTAATGCTGCATCGGCGGCAATGCGGGCGGCTTCCTCCACCTCGACTTCCTTACCCTGGGAAACCAGTTTCAGGTGTTCGTTCAAGAAGTCAAGAACCGCCGCCACCATTTGGTTAGTAACGCTTTCTGCGTCCTCTGCGGTTTCAATGACTATAATAAGATCATCGATATACTCCTGTGTTGCCATATAGATACATTAATTAAATTGTTTACTAAATTCTTTGGAATGAACCTTCGGTTTCCGGTAGCCGCTTTCCATAATTTCTCCCGTCCAGTTGGACTCTTTGTCGGTAAACGTGAGTTTTAACGTCACGTTCTGCGGTGCGTCCGGACGGACACGGTAAGAAAACTCTTCCGCCGAAGGAATTACTTTTATCTCTTCTCGACCGTAACCGGACAGGTAGACATCATCAGAGGAAAGCAGATCAAGAAGAAAACGTATTTCCTGCGGGCGTTTGAATCCCGTCTTAATCGTTACGGCTTCCTGTATCTCCGTCCGTATGCGATCCGAATAATAATCATCGGTAATTTCATCGTAACGCCGAAAAACAGCGTCCTCGTCTTCATCCATGCCGGGAGTTACGCTTGCTTCGCCTTCCAGGGAAAACACTTCGTAAACCCCGTAACTGTTCAGGAACCGGAGCCGGTAACGCTCGCGAACCGTCGGGCTTTGTTCGATCCCAATCCGGAGAGCAAACGTATCACCGCTATACACGTTAAAAAGGTTAGCCAGTACCCCGTAATCGGTAAAGAATTTAAGTCTTACGGCCTCCAGGTTCAAGGCGTAGAAATTCCCTGCCGTACCTGGTACTGCAAGGCTTTGACCGGTAAGAAGTTCCGTTATTTTCAGTTCGTGTCCCGGATAGATGAAACAGAGCGGGTAAAGTTCCGTCTCGCGCATCGTTATACGCCAGTCATTGCTCCGGGTGGTAAAGAAGAAATTGCAGGATTCATTCAAGAACTTCAAAGAAAATATATCAGTCCCCATATTTCGAAGACGTTTAAACTCCTTCTTGGAAATTCCCCCTTTCCAGGCGGTAAAAGACAGGTTATCCTCTTCCTCCCCCTCATTTACCACATGTATAGTTACTTCTGCCGACAAACCGGAAACGGCAAGTATATGATCCATGTTATCCGGTAAAATCCGTGCGCCTGTTATTCCGGTTTCGACAATCTCGGCTATATTAACACGAAATTCCCCGATTCCGTTTCCTTTGAAGATTTCTTCATTATTCATCCTGATACTGTATGTAGCCATAGAACAGGATGATACAGACAAAAAAATAGGATTACGTGTAAAAGCGTTTCCCGTCGGATATATATTCACCTTTAAAGCTTCGTCGCTGGCGCTCATTGTATTGCTATTTTAGTTACGATAAAACTGCCTGTTAACTCATGCTGCATCTCCAGAGAGGATATAAAGCGATCCCTGGCAGCCGAAGGATTTACCATAAACTTATAAAAGTCCGTAAGTCGGCCCGAATGGTTTTCCCTCCAGAGATTATAAAGCTCCGTTACTTGTGACGTGGACGGAGCAAGTATGATATTATTCTGCTTTTCCATGGTGCAAAAGTTGGGGTTATGAAAGGAAGAATAAAGGACGGAATTAACCGGAATACACTATCGATATAAATTCCCCTATATAAGTAAGGGTAAATGTATCATTGTAAGTTCCAGTAGTAGCTTCCGGATCATTTTGTATATAATTTATATTCACTCTTAACTGAAACTGATAGTATCTTGTTAGGGTGTCATTTTCAGAAGTTGGTGGATTATCTATTATATAATCATCTGTATTGGGATTAATAAAACCGTCTGTTATGGTCCAGAAACGATCATTAACAATGGTAAAGCCTAAACCTGTCAAGTAGTTTAATACCTCTTGCTTTTTATTTTCTTGTACTTCCGCCTGGGTATTACGAACCAATTTCCAGACATATAAAATACTTCCAAAATCTTTAATATAATGTTCTTCATCAAGATTATAGGGGGCTATTAACCGAAGCGTTCTTAATGTCAGCTCGACAGGTACAATCTTATTTGCCGGAAGTGAATAAGAAATCCCGTCAAAAAGCAAGTACTGCCCCCGAAGTGCTACAGGTGTCAATATATCCATACTCATAAGCTGGTGGACCGGTAACAGGACATTCGTTTCTACCTGGTTGAAAGAGTGTCTTATTATAGCATCATATTTTTTCCAGAAGTTTATAAACAGACCGTTTTTATATTGAAACAAAAGTGATATCGTATGTTTACTTCCGTCTTTTAATACGACTTCCTCACCCTCGGAAGTATAGGGCAGTACGGAACCGAAAGGATATTTACTATTCTGTGAGGATGTAAAAGCAAACACGAAGGATAAAGGCGTTTCTACTTTTTCCGAATCTTCATCATCATTATTAGAGGATGTTTTAAGATATGTATAACGGTGAACGTAATCGGCCAGATATTGAGGGGAAAGAATATCATTCGGGGCAAAATCCATTGGAACGCATTCGTCGTCGCTGGTTAATTCGTTATCTTCGATATTGTCGGTTTTCCGATCCCAGGAAAAGAAACTCGATGAAGAATAAGTAAGGCGTTTGTTGTCTTCATCCCATTTGAACCACCGCCCCGTCGTTTCCTCATAATTTAGATGTATCACCCTTTTGGTAATGTCAACTTTCGCCAGTCTGGCCACTTCCTGATCCTTTAAATAGTCTTCAAACCGTTCAACAGAGGGGGCCGCACCGGTAAAGGAAGTCTTGGCCGATAACTTCATTTGCCGGGCCGTTTCGTAAGTTATTAAAGGTTCGTCCGTCAGGCTACGGGACAAATCAATGTCCGGAACATCATCCACAATATCCCGGATTAGTCTTAACGTGGCTGTTTTCGTATCGGAAGAAACATTATAAACCAGTCCGAAACGCACATGCAAGGCGTTTAAAAAGTCCTCTACTGTGCAATCCGGCATCAAATCGGCATAAGAAAGCTTCCCTTTAACACAACAGTCGGCAGCATTATTCAATATTACCAGGTTAGAAAGTTCCTTGTTCGTCTTAAAAGGATTTTCGGTTATGGTATATCCAAATTCGGAAAAAACAAGTTCCAGCACACGCCATACATATAAAAAAGCCGTTACGCCGTAACCTTCCGGAAGTGTTACTGCAGTCGGAGTACCATTTACTAAAAAAGTTTCTGTTCTTGCTTGATAACGTAAACGATAAACTTTACTTCCTTCTGATACAGGTGTGATATAGTTCAAGTATTTAGGGTAAAACTGATTATCTTTCGAATCGTTACCGGTCATAATCTGAAATACGGCATAATCAGTCTGATAACCTCCTAAAACTTGTTGCAAATGTGCGCAAAGAGAATTAACGCTGCTATACTCCTTTACTGGTAACGTAATAGCATTTAATTTTTTTGCTTTCCATGCGCTGTAGGCTTCCGAATTGTCAAAGCCGATGTTAAGGGTAATACCTTCTTTTTTACCGGCGGAAACAATATTTATCTTCCCGGTACGTTTATATGCTCCGTCTAATACCGTACATGCCTGATCTTCATTCATCGGCTTTATACCCATGTCCAGACGGTGAGCAAAACCGGTTATTTTAGCATTATTACCGGTACATGGAACCGTAACCGGTACGGTTTGCGATCCCCGGTCGTTCATGACAGGGGATTTTTCATCAATCTGTACGGTAAAGTCACCCCCTAAATCCAGATAACCTTTGTTCGTCTTAATCTTTAGCATAATGATTATTTATTTTCCGCGTGTAAAGGTGTCGCGGGCATTATCTATAGTTTCTTTGGCCTTCTCCAAATCCTGGTAAACGATATAGGCCTTTATCAATTTGATAGCCTCACAGGAGGCGCGAAGTTCCTTTGCCGCTTCCAGGAACTCCCGGTAGGAAGAATCCCCTGCAGAAGAGGTAACGTAACCGCCTTCCGCATATTCACCCGGATTCTGTGGCAACGGGTTCGCATTGGTACGCTGCCGCCTGATCGCTTCGATAGTGCTAACAGCGTCGATTACTTTAGGATTATTCATTTCCGGCTGTGGTACCACATATTCCCCCTTATGAACTACGCCGGCCACTTCATAACGCCCACCGGGACCAGTGTAACCACCTTCCGAATATCCACCACCGGAAGAACCGGAAACAACACGTTCAGCCGTGGCGGTCTTGCTGCCGGTAGTGTTTTTCAGGGACATGTTTTTAATTCTGTCCCGTTCTGCTTTGGCCGATGCAAGCTGGGCCACACCGGTAGCCGCAAGCATTGCTGCAGCAACGGTTCCGGCGATCGGTCCTAAGTCCGCGTACGCCTTCATAATCGAAACGGCTGTATCTGCTATGATCTGGGAACACTTGATAGCAAAATTTACATCCGCATACTTCTTTTGAATCTCCAGTTTCTTATTTTCCTTCTCTTCTTCCAGGGCGGCAGTATCTTCCCCGTTGTTTTCGGCTTCTTGTATGAGAACATCGTATTTTGCTTCCACCTGGTCGATTTCGGCCTGCTGCATGGCTTCTACCATGGAAGAGGAAATCCCGGAGATTTTATCAAAATATTTTTTAGCATATTCAATTCCCGCACCTAATCGGCCCTGTTGATATTGTTCCTCGCTAATCATACCTTGATTATGCAAGTTCTCCAATTGCGCCAGCTCATTATTGTATTGTTCTTGCCATGATACGCCAATCCGTGCTTGAATCTGATATATACCATTCTCGTATTCAAAGTTCAGTTGACTTATTTCTCTATTTTTCTGACGTTCCAGTTCTACGATAGAAATTCCCGCCTGTCTCGCTATCTCAATTATAGCATTATAAGTCGTTTCTACATCCTGAACCTGCTTCCGGTGTGCTTCCTGCATACCGATTATTCCTACCGGAACGGAAGTTATTTCACGTACTTTTTGAGCAATGGCCGCCCGGTCACGTAATAGTTGCATCTCGGTTTCACGTACGGCGTCGGCCGCTTCCGTTACGGTATCTATACGTTTCTGTCTGCTGGTGATCTCCAGGGCGTTTACATCATCCAGATAGGTACGGTTTATCTCCAGAAGTTCTGCCGTATGTGCCTGTTCAACTTCCAGCATATAGGCGTCGGCTGCTTCCTGCGTTATACTCTGGTTTAATACCGCTTTTTCCATGGTGTCCTTCTGGACATTGTAATAGGCGGTTTCAATCTTTATCCGTTCGTCCCGTTTCTCCTGTACCTGTTTTATACGGGCGTCTTCCTGCTTACCGGTTTCCGTAAAAATGGCCGTCTGTGCTTCCGTTTCGAGCTTGTGGATTTCGTCGAGTAACTTCTTCTTTTGGGCCGGGGTCTTTGCTTCCAGCTTCTGGAGTGCGTCGATACGTTCCCGGTAATAGCGAAGATTTTCCGCTGTCCCTTCGAGAATGTACTGGGCTTCCGTCTTATTTTCCTTCTCCCGGTTCTGTTTGATAAGAAGCATACGTTTTTCGTGCTCGATCTCCAGAGGTTTTAATGTGGCGCCCGTTTCTGTATTTTTATACTCTCCGGCTTCCGCTTTCTTTTTGACTTTACCTAATTCATTCAAACGTTTTATTTCGGTGTCGATACGTTCTATTTCCTTGTTCTTCTTGGCGATATTCGCTTCGCTGTCTTCTGCCCATTGCTCCTGGACCTTTTTCTTTTCCGCCTCCAGTTTCTTTATGAGGGATGTTTCTTCCACTACTGCACTACCTGTCGCTTTAGTGCCTTCCGTTGTGATTTTGACTGATTCCCGTTGCCATTCTTCCAGCTTCTTAATATATGGTTCCAGTTTTTTATTCACCTTCTCCAAATCTTCCTCAACTTCCGCCTTATCAATGGTAAGCCGTGAAACCTTGGTTATTTTTGCCGTACTCAACCGGGGATTCTTATTTATTCTTTTATTCAGATCGGCGATTTCTTCCTCCAGTTCGTCCCTTTCGAACTCCAATTTAGCTTTTTCATCATACAAAGGCTGCATAAGAGACTTTAGCGAGTTCATCTTCATTTCGTTTTCTCTTGCCTTTAAATATCGCTTAATGGCCTCCGTGTTTTCATCATATAACCCGCCTTCGTCCTTGATTGAAGCGTGATACTCCGGAACGATTTCCTGCAACCTCTTTATATATTCCCGTCTCTCATCCACACTTAGATTCGTGTCATGTATGGCTTTAGTGAGACTTTTTATCTGATCCTTTTCCTGCTGCAAGGTTGCGGAAACTTCTGATTCTATTTTATTTAAATTAGCCTGTGCGTCCCTTGCTTCTTTCATTTTTTTAGTAAACTGGTAAATAGCCATTCCGGCAGAGAGTATCAAGGCGGTAACGGCTGCATAAGGATTCTTTAAAAGTTCGATCCGCATTAACCGAAGAGCGGCGGTACATCTTTTAATATTCAGGTGCAGCAATGCCTGGCCCGCCGCATAAGCCAAAGTAGCCGCCCGGCTGATATAAAGCTGTACGGCGTGCGCTTTCTCTGTAACAACCGAAGCAAGGGTCGCCGCTTTAAAACGGGCGTGCCACATGGTAGCGATTTTCAATGCTCCGTAATAGCCAATCAAATAGGCCGTAACGGTATAAGTGACAACACCCCATTTATTAAACATGTCGATCATACCACCCACACCTTCCACCATAAGCGTAGCAAGGTCTATTAAATCCCGGAGAATACCCTTTGATTCATAGAAACGTAAAACTACCCCTTCGATAGTTGAACTTAGCCGGTTTAATGCACCCTGGACGTTATCACCCATTTCTTCGGACATGGCGTTAAAATCGTCTTCCGCACCTGTTACCGCGTCGCAAAGTGCCAGCACGGTATCGGTACCGTTAAGGAAAGTATTAAACGCTGCAACGGAACGTTTATCGGTCAGTTCAAGGGCCTTGTTCAAGTCTATTCCTTCGCTGTTTAATTTTTTAAGCCCCTTTACCAGATCATCCAGGTTATTAACCGGACCACCGAGAGCAAGCGCGAGTTTGCCGCTACTGTCAGCCAGATTAAGCAAAATATTACGTGTTGCCGTTGCTGCTGATGAAGCATCGAAACCGCTGTTTGCCAAAGCTCCCAAAAGGGCGGTCGTTTCCTCGATCGTGAATCCGAAAGAGTTAGCAACCGGGCCAACGGTAGACATTGCACTATTCAGATATTCAAAATTCAGGGCCGAAGACGTTGTACCTATTGCCATGGTAGAAAGTGCCCGTTCCGTATCTTCCGCATCAAGATTGAAAATACGCAATGTTGCACCGGCAAGCGTAGCAGCCGAGGCAAGATCCGTGTCCACCGCCTTAGCGAATTTCAGCACGGAAGGCGTCATCGCTTTAATATCCTCCTTGAAAAATCCCAGCTTGGCAAGCTCTATCTGAAGTGCCGTTACTTGTGCGGCCGTATAAGAAGTAGTGGCACCCAGCCGGCGCGCTTCATCCGTTAAATCTTTGATACTCTTTTTCGTGGTTCCCAGGATAGCCGCCAAAGTACTATTTTTCTTCTCAAACTCTATAATAGTACTGATCGCATCCCTTAGCCCCCCGACAATCTGCCCGGTTATCATTGCGCCAATAGTGACAAACACACCAGCCAGAACCGTTTTTATCTTATTCAGGGAAAGAAGGGAACCGCCGAAACCTTCCGCCTTTTTCGTGGCCTGCCCGTACGCCTTTTCAACTTCTTTCAGTTCCTTCTCCAGGGCGGCATACTTTTCCGGTTGCAAGGATTTCACCGTATCGCGAAGCTCTTTCCGCAAGGCGTTTGCTTTCCTTGCCAGCTGGTTGGCACTCATGGTGGTTTTATCCAGCCGTTTCTCACATTCGGCAATCTTCTTGTTATTCTCGGATATAGCCTTATTATTGGCATTTAATCTATCCGTAAGATTCTTCCACTGTTTACCGCCAGCCTTACCGGTAGCAATAAGTTCGGTCATTTTCTTTTTAAGGTCCTTATTGCTGTCCCGGAGTTCTTTGTTCTTTTCCGAAAGATTATGTATTTCTTTCTGTGCATCGGTGGCGTTCAGAGTTAACACCCATTCGATATAGTCAGGTTTTAATTTTGCCATAAGAGTAAATTTTATAAGGCAAAATTATCCTGGTGTAAAGTGGCGGAAAAGGACATTAAAAAAGCCCGTAGAATCATTCTACAGGCTTATTATACAAGAAGAGAACTATTTTTATTTCTTGAAGGTAAGGTCCGAAGGATCAAAATATCCTTTATCCTTAATTGTTACCCGATCAAGCCTCCGGCAAACGTACCAGGTTAAAGGAACCGATATAAGAGGCGTCACGGTAAAGGAAAGAAAGGCAAAAGCAAGCCACCCGGATAAAGTAGTCGGTTTATGCTTACATCCAACGAAAAAGGCTATTACCAGGAAAAAGCCGATCAGAAATAAAATATCTTCGTATATCATACAATTACTATAAGATACAAATAATAAATAATCGGAAATAAGCCCGCCCGAATTGGGCCGGGCTTAATTGATATATCATTTCTCACGAAATAATACATCGGGTGTATTAAGTTCTTTTTTATGAAATATAATAGAAACCTTATAACAGGTTGTATTATCAAAATTGAGCGGAAACTAATTCATTTCCTATTTTATTTATTGCTATCCTTATTTTATCATACTGTTTTTCACCGACATTCGCCACTCCAGACGCATACTGACGCATAAGAGACGGATTTATACCAGCAACCTCTGCTATTTTTGAAATATTGAGAAACGAAAAATAATTAAAGAATGATTGTAGATCATATTTATAAGAAAATTCCAATACTGGAACCTCCTTACCTTCTTCCGCTAACATCTCTTTTATTTCCTCGTATGATTTCAGAAAATCAGCCTTAGCCGCTTCCGCTGTATCTCCGTAGCCGGCCAATCCAAAATCCGGTAACTCTTCTTCCATAAAACAGGAATAATAACCGTCTTTCGCACGTTCAAACAAAACATTCACTTTCATACTATTTATTTTTTAAATGTGGCAGGCAATATTACCTGCCACTATCGTACCTAAAAGTCTTAAATTATGAAGTAAAGAAGTGCGGGGATTAAATCCCCAGCACTTTTCTTGCGTTACGTTCTATGTGAAGAGAAACCTCTTTAGACCCGTGACGGGGTATCGAAAACTTTTTGCCAGTCTTGGGACTGAACCAAACATCGTGTTCTCCGCCATGTCTCACAACGTAACAACCTGCCGCCTTTAATTCGGCGTAAAGTTGATTGTACTTCATAAAATAAAAGAACTTTTAAATACAATGCAAATATAGCAAATATGCTACAATTATACAAGCAATATAAATATATTTATTGCGATTTTGCTATATTTTAACATCGTTTTGGAAGGTAGCAATACGATTATTTTAGCGAACTGGCAAACATTTCTTTTACTCTTTCCCTTATATAGTCCTGATATTCATATTTAACCTTTCCAAGTGTATCATGATACAGAATCCCGTATATCTGCCGGTTATAAATCTGGTAATTACCGTGTCTCTTCATATCAAGGAAGCGAGTATATAATGGAAGGTTAGAACGGGCGATTACCCCCTCGCCGTCTGGAATGACCGAATAATTCGGGTTCTGCAATGCGGCCATTAATGCACCGGACCGCCCTTGTACAAGTGTTCCATATCCTTGTACCTTCTTCCGCGCACGGCCTTTCTGGTAAATCCGTTTGGTAGCGATATCCAGTTGGGCCTGAAATATATCCTGTATTCCACGCCCGATCCGATCGGTAAAGAAATCCGTTTTAAAATTCTCGGCCATTCAGTTATTCATTTTTTGAAAATCCGGAAATAATGTGCCTTTTCCCGGATTCGTCCTTAACAGTTTCATTTTTCTTGTTTGAGGTATATTTATATTTCCAATAGGTGCATAACGCATCATTTACACCTATTGTAATAATACCTACTATGACAGCTAACCAAAACCACGCAAAAGCATCCATTATCATCTTGTTTTAAATGAGAAAGCCAGGCTCCACCCTGCAAACGTCCGGTAAAAGCCGGATTCCGGAAGAGTGGAAAGACTGGTTAAATCCAGTTCCTTAGTGACAGGGCAACCGGTCGCAGAATCTTCTATCAGCATTTGTTTGATA